TAGCTAGTCAACACAACAAAAGAGATTTAGCTGACGAAGCTATTTCTAATGGTTTATCAGTGGAAGAATTTAGAGGTGTATTATTAGACAATATTTCTAATAGCGAACCTTTAGAAACTCCTTCTGAAATCGGTTTAACCGAAAAAGAAACTAAAAGATTTAGTATTTTAAGAGCCGTTAATGCAATGGCTAATCCTACTGATCGCAAAGCACAAGAAGATGCTGCCTTTGAATTTGATTGTTCAAGAGCTGCTGGTGAACTCTATGGTAAGACTGCACAAGGCGTGCTGCTTCCACCAGAAGTTCTAAGAACTTGGGGACAACGCGATCTTAATTCTTCTGATGATTCAAGTTTAATAGCTGAAGATTACAGAGGTGGGGATTTTATTGATGTATTGAGAAACAATTCAGCAGTGCTGCCTTTAGCTAGTGTGCTACAAGGTTTGACTGGTGATGTCAAAATACCAAAGAAAACTGCTGGTTCTACTGCTGCTTTTATTAGTGCAGAAGGCGGAGATTCTTCTGAATCTGAAATGACAGTTGGTAATGTCTCAATGACTCCTAAAACTTTAGGAGCTCACACAGAAGCTACTCGTCAATTATTAATTCAATCATCTTTAGATGTTGAGAACTTAATAAGAAATGATTTAGCTGCTGCAATGGCTACACACATTGATAATGTTGCTATAAGTGGTTCTGGTTCAAGTGGTAATCCTACTGGAATCATCAACCAATCTGGTATTAACACTCAAGCATTTAGCACAGATACTGCACCAACTTTTGCTGAAGTTGTAGCAATGGAAACTGCTGTAAGTGCTGATAATGCTTTACTAGGTAACTTAGCTTACATAGTTAATCCTTCAACATTTGGTACATTGAAAACTACTGAAAAAGCCACTAACACTGCACAATTTATTGCAGTTGATGGTGAGATCAATGGTTACAATGCAGTCGTTAGTAATCAAATTACTAATGGTGTTATGTTGTTTGGTAATTTCAGTGACTTGTTAGTTGGTTTCTTCGGTGGTTTAGACATCGTTGTTGACCCTTTCACGCACTCGAAATCAGGAACTGTGAGAATAGTAGCATTACAATCTTGCGATATTGCTGTAAGACACGCTGTGTCATTCTGTAAATCTACCTAGTAGATGGTAATGACAACTGATGGAATGGTGGGCTTAACGCCCACCTTTCCTAATAAAAAGGAAAAAGTTATGAATAAATATTTAATCTTATCTGACACTGTTGCAGATAAAAAAAATGTCAAAGCTGGTGATATTGTTGAACTAGATATTGACGAAGGTAAAGCCTTAGTAAATTATGGTAAAGCTGAAATATCAACTGCTAAAGAAACTAAAAAAGAAAGCAATCGTAGCGTTGGTTTAGAAACATCTGAAGCACCAAGACCAAAAAAAAGAACTAAAAAATAATGGCGTTAGAAAGTGCAGCAGATTTTAATTCTTACCTTGATTCAACTACTGGACATGGTGTAACTGCTACATTTTTTGAAGTACAAAGTATTTTTTTTGATCAAAGAACAGGCTTAATAGATACTTGGTTTGATATAGATACTGGTGACAGTATAAATATTGACATAATTATTGATCAAGAATATTTTGATATTGCTGGCAACAGCGTTGCAGTCGAAGGTTTTCAACCTAAAGCATTAGTAAAATCTTCTGATGTGCCTTATATATCACAAGAAGATCGTTTGTTAGTTAATGCAATTACTACTAACAAAGGTTCTGTTTTAAAAGCAGAAACAACCTTTGTTGTGAAAAATGTACAACCAGACAACACTGGTTTTATAGAATTAATTTTAGAGGAACAATAATGTCTCAATATAGATTAGAAACTGAAGAAGATATGAGTTCTTATCTTGATGCTGATTTTGGTCATGGGCGTACTGCTACTTTTACAAACACAAGTGGTCAAACATCAAATATACAACTTATTTTAAATAATGAATATTTTGAAGAAGAATTTGGAGTAGGTGTTGAAGGCACAAAACCAATTGCTTATTGTCGATCTGTAGATGTACCAAGTGTCAAACATGGCAACACTTTAGCAGTAGCTGCTTATAAAGATGTTGATGGTAATACTTTAGTTGGAGCTAAAACTTATAGTATTGTTAATGTGCAAAAGGACAACACTGGTTTTACTTCTTTAATGTTAGAGGAATTATAATGGCTAACCATGTCAGACAGCAGATTAGAGAGCGTTTAGGCACTGTCTTAACTGGTTTAACTACAACTGGTTCAAATGTATTTGAATCAAGAGTTTACCCCTTAGAAACAGCTAGTTTGCCTTCGTTATTGATCTATACAAAATCAGAAACATCTGAACCTATTGTAATAGGCACAAATAGATTATTAGAAAGAAATTTATCAGTAGCTATAGAATGTTATGTAAAAGCAACAAGTAATTTCGATGATTCAGTTGATACAATATGCAAAGAAGTAGAAACAGCTATAGCTGCTGACCCAACTTTAAACAATTTAGCGAAAGATACTTTTTTAGAAAGTACCGAAATAGAATATAATGCAGAAGGTGAAAAGCCAGTTGGTTATGCCACCTTAACATTTAATGTTAATTATTTTAATCAGGAACAAGCACCTGATGTAGCGAGGTAAAAATGAAACTATTTAGTCCAGATGGCAAGATTTCTATAGATGCTCATCCTTCAAGAGTTGAAAGTCTATTGAATAAAGGTTGGAAAGAAGAAGCAACCAAAGAAATTAAATCTTCTTCAAAAAAAGAGGTAAAAGAAAATGGCAGTACATAAAGGAAGCGAAGGCTTAATTAAAGTTGGCTCTGCTACTGTTGCTGAAGTTAGATCATATTCTTTAGAAGAAAGTGCTGATGTAGTTGAAAAAACTGCAATGGGCGATTCTTCTAGGTCTTATTTATCTACGCTTACGCAATTTACAGCATCTGTAGATGTATTTTTTGATGAAACTGACACTGCACAAACTGCATTATCAATAGGTTCTACTGTGACACTAGAGGTTTATCCTGAAGGTGCTTCAACTGGTGACACTTATTATAATGGTTCAGCAATTGTTACTGGTTTCACTAGAAGTGCATCATTTGATGGTTTAGTAGAAGCTAGTGTAACTTTACAAGGTTCAGGTGGCTTAACTACTTCAACAGCTTAATATGAAAGTTATTGATAAAGCTAAAGCACATTTTAATTCTTTAGATATTAAAGAAATTGAAATACCAGAATGGAGTGACGATGGTGAAATACTTAAAGTTTATGCAAAGCCATTAACATTAGCGGAAATGTCTAAATTGCAAAAATATGCAAAAGACGATGATGTGGCGTTGATGGCTTATTGCTTAATACACAAAGCACTTGATGCTGAAGGTAATAAAGTATTTGATATAGGTGATAAAACAACCTTAATGAATGGCGTTGATAAAGATGTCTTAGCTAGAGTAGCTACAGAAATAATGTCAGCACCTTCAGTTGAGGAACAACTAAAAAAGTAAGGGAAGATAAAGATTTATTTGCAAGATACTATTTAGCAGAATTGTTGGGAGTAACAGTAGCTGAATTAGAAGAAAAAATGTCTTTATCTGAATTTACTGGATGGTTAGCATATTTAGAAGAAAAGAATAGGCAAATAAACAATGGCAGGAACTGATTATAAATTAAGAATTAAAGGACAAGACCAAACTGGTAAAGCGTTTGGTAAGGTAAATAAAAATATTAATTCTACGCAATCAGCTATGAAAAAATTAGCTGGTGCATTTGCTGGTGCATTTGCTGTTCGTCAATTAGTTCAGTTTGGTAATGAAGCATTACAAATAGCTGATGCTATTGGTAAAACTGCTGATGCTACTGGTGTTGGCGTAGAATTTTTGCAAAGATATCAATTTGCAGCTCAACAAGCTGGAGTTGAAACAGAAAAATTTAATAAAGCCTTAAAATTCTTTACTAAAGGTGTTGGTGAAGCAACACAAGGTAAAGGTCTAGCTAAAGAAGCATTTGAAGATTTAGGCATATCAATTTTTGATGTTGGTGGTAAAACAAAAAAATCAGAAGAATTGTTTTTAGAATTTTTTACTGCTTTAGAAAAAGTACAAGACCCAATGCGTAGAAATGCTTTACTAGCAGAAACTTTTGGTGCGAAAGTTGGTCTTGATATGGCTAATATGATTAAAGATGGTGTAGCTTCTATGGAAGAATTAGCAACTTCAGCTACTGGCGTTTTAGATGAAGAAACAATCAGGAGGGCAGAAAGATTTAATGACACCATGAATATTCTTAAAAGACAAATATTAGTGCCAATTCAAACAATGTTTATCAATGCTGCTGATTCAGTTTTAATGTTTTTAGATGCTATAGGTTTGATTGAAGTTCCTAAAACAATGGAAGAATTAAATGCAGAACTTGATGATTTAAATAAAAAACAAGAAATATTTAATAACTTATTAGAAAAACAAAAAACACGATCTTCTTTTGAAGATCAAACAGAAAAAATAGCACTAATAAAAGAAGAAATAACACAATTAGAAAAAAACTTAGAATTAAGAAAAAAAATAGACCAATCTATACAAGACAACACTAGTGCAATGAACGCTATGGGAAATATTGCTAGTACTTTAAACTCATCTTTTGAAGAATTTTTTGATTTTACTAAGCAAGGATTTTTAGATTTTGAAAATATGTCAAAAAAAATACTAGCTTCAATAATAAACGAAATGGTAAAAATCTTTATTATTAAAGAAGCGTTAGGTTTTGCAGCAGATTCATTTGGCAAAGATACAAAAATAGGTAAAGTTTTTCAAAGAGCTGCTGACAAATATGAAGGTGGTGGTTTCACTGGTTCAGGTGCAAGAGCAGGTGGTATGGATGGTAGAGGTGGTTTTATGGCTATGTTACATCCAAATGAAACTGTAATAGATCACACAAAAGGACAAGGGATGGGTACTACAGTAAACTTTAATATTAATACAGTTGATGCTGCTGGCTTTGACCAGTTACTAGCTTCAAGAAAAGGTACAATTACTCAAATAATAAATAACGCTATGAATAATCAAGGCAAAATGGGCGTGGTGTAATGAGTGGTGCATTTCCAACAAGTCCTAGTTTTAGAACTTTAAATTTTAAAGATAATAGACCTACTTTACTAAATCAAACTATATCTGGTAAAAAACAAGTTAGACAGATTGGCGGTCAATATTTTTCTTTTACTGTATCAATGCCACCATTAGAACAATTAGATTCACAAGCTATCTTTGCTTTTTTACAAAAACAAAAAGGTAGTTTTGAAAACTTTACAATTGCACATCCTTTACACAACATGGGAACAAGCAAAAATGAAACAGATATTTTAGTAAATGGTGTTCACGCTTTATCAGATAGCACAATTGCTTTAGATGGTTTTTCACATACAAACAATGCTTTAAGAGCAGGTGATTTAATCAAGTTTGCTAACCACACAAAAGTTTATATGATTCAAGAAGATGTTACTGCTTCTGGTGGTGGTGCTACTGTTTCTATATCACCAAATTTGGTAGCTACTCTAGCTGATAATGAAGCTGTTACTGTCAATAAACCAAGTTTTACTGTATATCTTGAAAGCAATGAAATTGTATACAGCACTGATATTAATGGTTTATTTAGTATTTCATTTGATGTTAGAGAGGTTGTCACCTAATGCCAAGAACTTTATCTTCAGCACTTCAAACGCAAGTATCAGCAGATGCAACTAAGATCGCTTTCTTAGTTGAATTGCAATTATCTACTGTAGTTAGAGTAACTAATTATGGTCGTAATGTTGTGTTCAATTCAAACACTTATGAAGCTGGAGGTTCTTTTGTTACTGTTGATGCAACTACTGAATCAGGCAAATTACAAGTTGATGAAATAAATATAGGTTTATCAAATGTTACCAACGAAATAAGAGCTTTAATAGAATCAGGTGCATTTACCGATAAAATTGCAAACATATATATTGCTTATTTTGATTCAGATGAAGAATTAGTCGGTGCGATAACTTATTTTACTGGACAAATAAGAAATGTATCTATCAATGAAACTGTAGATGCTTCTAATATATCTTTAGTAGTTGCTAGTCATTGGGCAAATTGGAGTTTAACAAAAGGTAGACATTTTTCTGATGCTTCACAACAAGATTTTAGTTCTGGTGACAAGGGTTTAGAATATGCTACGCAAGTTAAAGAAGATGTTAGATGGGGTACTAAATAATGGGTTTTTTTGTTGCTGCATTAAAATTTGTAGGTTTTAGTGCTGCTACAGCAGCAACTATTGCTACTGTTACCACTGCTATTATTTCAACATACACTTTAGTCACTGGTGTCAAAGCTTACAAACAAGCAAAATCTTTAGCTAATAGTTTAAAAAATCAAGGTTCAGAAATACTAGCTAATAAAACTTCTGCTGGTGGAAAGATACCAGTAGTTTATGGTTCAAGACGAGTTGGTGCACAAATAGTATTTATGGATACAGCAGAAAATGAATCAAGGAATTTATTTGTTGTCTATGCTTTATCAGTTGGAGAATTAGAAAATATAGATGGTGCATCAATAGAATTAGATGGTAATCCTATAACTGACCCAAAAAGATTTAGATCAGGTGGTTATATAGGTTCTGATAAAATTTCTTCAGGTGTAGGAAGTTTAAATACAGCTAATAATAATACTACTGAAAGTGAAGGTTTTAATCCAGGAACATTTGGTACTGACCCTACTTTGTCTTATAAAATGGTTTTTAATTTACATCATGGTGCAACAGCACAAGTAGTAGACCCAATGTTTGATGCTTCTTTAGCAACGAGTAAATGGGGTTCAGCACATAAATTAAATGGTATTGCTTACATAGCAGCTAAATACGAATATGACGAGCGTGGTATGTGGTCAGGTGTGCCACAATTGACAGTAAGTGTACAAGGTAAAAAGGTTTTTGACCCTAGAGATAGTAATCAAACTTTTGGCACGATCTCAACTTATAAATGGTCAGATAATCCAGCTTTAACTTTTTTAGATTACATAACTAATAATGAATATGGTAAAGGTTTGACTAGTTCACAAATTAATATGTCTACTTTTACATCAGCAGCTAATGTTGCTGACACGCTAGTAGATCATCCTAATTTTAATGGCGTTGCTTCACAAATAGCTTGGTCAGGACAAAATGGAAATAATTTTGTTGAAATTGGTAATTTTGTTGATTGGATTAAATTTAAAACTGGTGAAGTATTAGAATTAAAAAATGATAGTGGTACTGTCATTGTTGATAACAGAATCATTACCGAAATGCAGATTACTAATTTTTACAGTGGTTACCCAAAATACATAATTTATTTTGATGCTGCTCATCCTTTGACTGCTGATCATTCTGTATTAGGTAACACTAATAATGGTTTAGTTAAAATTAAAAGATTTCATTGTAATGGTGTAGTCGATATTAACAGAACTGTTATGGAAAATGCTCAAGATTTATTAGCAAATATGCGTGGTATTTTTACTTATATTGATGGTAAGTATGAATTAAAAATTGAAGATACTGGCTCATCTAGTTTTAGTATTACCGAAGATCATATAATTAGTGATGCAGGAATATCTGTTGATTATGGTTCTAAAGATCAAAAAGCAAATAAAGTTATTGTTGAGTTCTTTAATGGACAAAAGAAATTTGAACAAGACACTGCTATCGTTTTACACAGTGCTAATCCTAATTATTTTTCTGATGATAATGATGAAATATTAGAAATAAAAGCTGAATTCCCTTTTATATCTGACCCTTATATTGCCCATAATATGGGTAAAGCAATTTTGACTAGAAGCAGATATCAAACACAAGTATCTTTTTTAGGTACGCCAGAAATGTATAAATTAAATGTTGGTGATATTGTTGATCTTACTTATGCAGGTTTAGGTTTTACTTCCAAAGTATTTGTTATTGAATCATTAGTATTGCAATCAAGTGGGTTATTACAAGTCAATATGATTGAATACTTTGATGTTTATTCATGGACAGTACCACCTATAGTAAATGTAGCTAATCAAAGTAATCTACCTACTGCTTATGCAATTAAAGCTCCAGCTAATTTAGCTTTCACTGATACTAATTCATCTTCAACGGGTAGACCTTTTATTTCATGGACACAACCTACAGACTATCCAGATAATGAATACAAAGTGAATGTGGTAGATAGTTCAGGCAATCAAGTTTTAAATAAAATTGTTGCAGTCAATAATGTTGACTTGTTTTTTATTAAAGCAGGTACAAATTATGTGGCTAAAGTATCAGCTATAAATGCTTTAGGAGTTGAATCGCCAACAACAAGTCTTACTTTTAGTGTAGCTCAAGCTCCAATAGTAACTAATGACATTCAAGATTCTACTGGTAGTTCAGATGGTATAACTTCTGCAAAGTTAGCTACTGATTCAGTTAATTCAAATGCTTTGGCTACATTTGATGCGGTTAGTCATGTAAACGCTGGCACAATAGGTGCTACTTTAGCTGATCAAGGTACTCACACTCTTGCGAATCAACTAAGCATTTCTGTAGAGAGATTAACAACTCCTATTACTTTGACGATACCTGCAACTAAAACAGCAGTATCAAAATCTTTTATTATAAGATTAGATGCTAATCCAGCAGGTGGTGTTAGTCCTTTTACACCAACAAAAATATATGTGCAATGTGGTTTTGCAACTGTTAGCAATATAACAAATCATCAAGCATCACCTTTTTTTAGCGGTGGAAATATAGATAGCACTTACGCTAATTCTTATTTTCAAAGTCTATTTGCAGAGTCAGTTGGAATAGCTCATAAATTTACAGTTACTACTAGCACAACTTCATCTACTACAGTCTATATTTATGGATTTGGAGGTCTAGAAGGTTTTACCAATCCACAAATACAATATAGTCTTTCAGTAGAAGGTACATTTAGATAATGGATATAAGTATTTATATAAAATCAACTGGACAAATTATTTCTAATAGGAATTTATCATCAGCTGATGACATATCACATTTAGATACTGATGAATATGGATATGTAGAAGGCACTTATACAACATTAACAAAAAAATGGAATGGTAGCTCTGTTGTAGATTACACACCGCCATATGTACCTGATACTAACTCAAATGCAGTAAGAGCAGAAAGAAATAGATTATTGTCAATATCTGATTGGACGCAAGCAATAGACAGTCCTTTAAGTGATTTAAAGAAAGTAGAATGGGCTACTTACCGCCAATCTTTAAGAGATATAATGCAGTCTTATCAAGATACAAAAGAAAATACTATAGATAAAGTTATTTTTCCAAAAGAACCAGAATAGTTAATGAGATAAAACAATAAAAATTATATAATAGGAATTTATTATGGCACAACACGATTATAATTTAGCGAATCAATCAGGTGCAGATTTTCGTGCCGATTTAAACAATGCACTAAGTGCTATTGCTACTAACAATAGTGGCAGTTCACAACCAGCTACAACTTTTGCTTATGAATGGTGGGTAGATACTTCTAGTAATGTTTTAAAAATTAGAAATAGTGCTGATAACGCATGGATTACTTTACCGATATCTGTCACAGCAGATAATACAGTAGATATAAATGGTGGTACTGTTAATGGCATTTCTTCTTTTAGTTTTAGTTCAGGTTCAACAGTAACAACAATTTTAGATGAAGATAATTTAGCATCGGATTCTGCTACAGCATTAGCTACTCAACAATCCATCAAGGCGTATGTTGATTCACAAGTAACTGCACAAGACCTAGATATTTCAGATGGCAGCAGTTCAATATCTATAGATTTAGATTCTGAATCTTTAGGGTTGTTGGGTGGCACTGGTTTAACATCTAGTGCATCAGGTAACAATGTTACTTTTGCAATTGATACTACTGTAGCTACTTTGACTGGTGGTCAAACTTTAACCAATAAAACTTTAGACATAGACAACAACACATTAAGTAATGTTGAAGTAGACAATTTAAAATCAGGTGTTTTAGATACCGATCTATCAAGCGTATCAGGTTCAGATGATACTCTTGCTTCAGCAAAAGCTATAAAAACTTATGTTGATGCTCAAGTTACTGTTCAAGATTTAGACATTACAGATGGTTCAAATACCATAGCCATAGACTTAGATTCAGAAACCTTATCATTATTAGGTGGTACTGGTGTTAGTTCTACTGCATCAGGCAATGGCGTTACTTTTGCTATTGGTCAAGCAGTCGGCACTGGTGATGATGTTCAGTTTAATCAAGTTACATCCGCATTAGTTGGTAATGCTTCAACAGCAACTGCTTTAGCTACTGCCAGAGCTATTGCTTTATCAGGTGATGTTGTTGGGACAGCAAACTTTGATGGTACTGCTGGAATTACCATATCTACAACGATACAAGCTAACAGTATAGCTTTAGGCACAGACACTACAGGAAATTATGTAGCAACAATTGCAGGAACAACGAATGAAATAGAAGTATCTGGTTCTGGTAGTGAAACAGCAAGTGTTACTGTCGGTTTACCTGATGATGTCACTATAGCTGGTAATTTAACTGTCAATGGCACAACGACAACTGTCAACACTTCGACATTATCTGTAGAAGACCCTTTAATAAAATTAGCCAATAATAATTCTGGTGCTGATTCTGTTGATATAGGTTTCTATGGTTTATATGATACGTCAGGTGCACAAGATTTATATGCAGGTTTATTTAGAGATGCTAATGATTCAGGTAAGTTTAAATTATTTAAAGATTTACAAACAGAACCAACCACGACAGTTAATACTTCTGGCACTGGTTATGCAGTCGGTACTTTAGTTTCTAATTTAGAAGGTAATATAACTTCTACTTTAACAAGTGATTTAAATTTTGCTGATAACTCAAAAGCCATCTTTGGAGCAGGTTCAGATTTACAAATCTATCACGATGGAAGTAATAATCACACATTTATTAAAGAAACAGGCAGTGGTAATTTATATGTTCAAGCAAACAATTTACGTCTTCAATCTGTAAATGGTGGTAACTATGCACAAGGTGTTGATGGTGACACTTTTATAACTTATTTTAATGATAGTGAAAAGACACGCACCACCAGCACAGGAATAGACGTAACAGGAACAGTTACTGCTGATGGTTTGACTGTTGATGGTAATGCAGCTATTACAAATAGCAGTGGAGATACTTTAACTCTTACAAAATCAACAACAGAGCCTTCGTTAAGAATAGAAGGTGACTCTAATAAAGATTTTGTAATTACTGTTTCAGAAGAATTATTAACTATAACTCAGAATGATGGTGCTACTGACATTGTTACTTTCGATCACGATACAAAAGCATCGACATTTAAAGGTAATGTAGACGTTTCAGGAACAACTACATCTGATGGTTCTGTAGTAAGTAAAAACACTGCTCAAGGTTCTGGAGAGTTACAGCTACAAGGTTATGGAGGTACAGCTTTTATAAATCATAGTGGAGCTAATGATTTAATTTTTAGGATAGGTTCAAGTTTTAGCGAGAAAATGAGGCTATCTCAGGCAGGTACTTTTCTAGTAGGAAAAACAGCAGAAGATACTGCAACTGA